GTGATAAGGATGGCTTGCAATGAAGTGTTAAAGCCACCAACTAAATATGTTGAGAAGCAAAACGCTAAGATACTAAGCGAACTTGGCTGAATGGCATGATATAAATGTAAATATTTAATGTTTTTTCTTTGAATTTCCACGAAACAACCTCTAAGTTATATGTATGGACAGTATGTACTTTGAATCAAAGACTTGTCTGATTTGTGGTGCTAAATGCGGTCAATGTGAATGTAGTCAATGCGATAGAGATCAATTTAGGACTGCATCTGATCCATGTGGTTATGAGTCCAGGCGATGTGAGGCCAAATGGAACTTATTTGATTCTAGCGTAAAGAGAGGTTGTTTTGTCGAAGGCTAAAGTCAAAAAGACAGTTAAGAGGAAAAAGACTAAAAAGGTTGTCGCTAAACATGTTTCTAGGGTTAAGAAAAAACCAGTAAAAAAGAAGAATATACCCACCAAGAAAAAGAAACTCGGCAGGCCCCCTAAGCAATTTTCGCAAGAAGTTATTGACAGAATATCAGACTTAGCATTTCAGGGTTGTCAAGCTCGAACAATAGGAGCGATTATAGATTGTGACGAGGACACGCTTAAACGCCATTTTACGCCACTTTTAGTTAAAAAACGTGCAGAACGTAAGGAATGGTTACGCAGACAACAGAACAAAGCTGCAAAGGCTTCGGTTCCCTCAATGTTAATATTTTTAGGTAAGAACGATCTTAATCAGACTGATAAACAAGATATTACATCGGGCGGTAATGCAATAGCACCACCAACTTTAATAATCCATGATGACAGGAAAAAGAAATAGAAAATAAAGAACTACATTTTTATCCGACCAATAGACAGCTCGACGCAAGGGATGTTTTAGACCTTAATCAAGCTGAGAGTCCCGATCTGCCGCCTATTGAATTATGTTATGGTGGGGCTAAGGGTGGTGGTAAGTCATATTTCTTCTGTTTCTGGGTGCTAGAGTACGCTCGTTGGGTCATACAACACTTTAAACTTAAACCAAGTAAGAACCCTCCCCATATTGGTTTCATGGGCAGGAAGCAATCGACAGACTTTACAGGTACAACGCTAGCAACATGGAGAGATAATATTCCTGACTCCTGCTATGAGTTCAGAGGTTCTGGAGATAAGGAAGTTAAGCATATTGTGATAGATAGTGCGGTTGCTGTGGATTATGGGGGTTTAGACCATCAAGCGGATATAAACAAGTTTAACTCGGCTGAATATGGCTTTGTAGCTATTGACCAGGCAGAAGAAACCTCAATTGATGATGTAGCGGTTTTAAAGGCTTCCAGGCGTATGAAGATAAAAGGTGAGGCATTGCCGTATCGTGGGCTTTGGACGGCTAATCCAGCGGCATGTTGGCTTAAAGAGGACTTTATTACATCACGAAAGAAGAACCATTTTTTCGTACAGGCTCTCCCTGGTGACAATAAATATTTACCAAAGAGTTACATTGAAACATTAAGATCAAGCTTTGGGCATAGACCTGAGCTATTACAGGCGTATCTATACGGTTCATGGGATGCCTTTGAGGGTGCTAATCAGGTAATCTTAGGCAGTTGGATACAGCGGTGTCTTGGTAAGCCTACATTATTGGGTGGTAAAGTGTTAAGCTGTGACGTTGCGCGATTTGGTGACGACAAGACAATCATTAATTTACTTAATGGCTCTAACATTGTTGAACGGCATGAGATGGGATATAGCCGGACGACAGACGTATCGGACGCACTTACAGAGTTATCACGTAGGCATCACAACTGTCAGATCGTAGTTGATGAAATCGGCGTTGGTGGTGGCGTAATTGACGAACTTCACAAAGACGGCAGGCGGGTATTGGCTTTTAATTCATCCAGTAAGCCGCAATCAGACAAGTTTTACAATCTTAGAGCTGAGGCGTGGTGGGAATTAGGTCAGCATTTTGCGCAAGGTGAGATAGGTTGTATGGAGATGACTCCTAACTTAATAGCAGAACTTACAGCACCAACGTATTCATTCAGAAATGGCAAGGTTTTAATTGAGTCCAAAGACAATATTAAGAAAAGACTTGGTAGGTCAACTGACGAGGCCGATGCCTATGTGATGGGGGTATGGGCTGTGAAGCGGTCAAGGCCAGAAGTAACATACGCCAACTATACAGGGCAGAGAAAAACATATTCTAATAAAAATACCCTTACCCGCGGCATGAAAAGGACAGGATGATGACGAACTTAAAAAAACTTAAGGAACAATACACAAACATTGCCAGCGGATCGGTTCTTGAAATAGATGAGAAAGGTAATAAGTTTGTGGATTGCAGCCCAGCAATGCTTTTGTAAGCACTTGACAAGCTTCTTGAAATCGAAAAAATTGAATACATGCGGAGATATGATGGATAAGAGATCGAATTGCTCACTAGAAGAAGCTGAGAAGTTGTACGAAGAAGTAATTCCACCAAACAATACGTTTGCAGATTATTTGTTAAGTTTTTTAATGGATTAAAGATGATATACGAACCCAAAAACATCGATCTTAATATACTAGCCGATCATTTTATCGTATCGGACGACTATCCAAGAGAGCGTTGTCTGGCAGAGCTATTGGAACGACAACTACTCCCAGACTTTTTAGTATTGATTGATGAAGAAGATGGCAACATAAATGGCTTTATGATCGCTTATGGGATTTATGACGGATTGTGGATTAATCAGATATGGCGACAATCAGATTCAAAGCTATCAAATGCCATAGAAGCTATGAGGCAGGTAACGGCATGGGCTAAGGAACGTGGAATGACAAGTATTATGGGTGAGACTAAACGCGACGAAATGGCAGCATTACAAAAATATGGCTTTAAAGAACATTCTGTAATAATGAAGGTTGAAATATGAAACGAGGTAACATATAATGGGTGGTAGCGGCGGTGGTGGACATACACCAACAGTTAAGAGAGTAAACGCAAAGACGACAGCAGCTCCAGTTGAGCAGTTATCAGAGGCGGCAAAGAAGAATAGGCGAGCTTCGGCTGACCTGTTAAAGAGAAGTTTTACTGAGCCGAGGTTAAGTCAGAGCGGTTTACTGGGTATTCCAGAATAAGGAAATTATCGTGAAAGGATAATGATTATGAAGAAATTTAAACTTAAACTAAAGCTAAAACATTGGTGGTGGTATTTTAGACCGTCAATCCGTAGATGGATAAAAGAATGTGAAGATCACATGAATAGCAGCGAAACACAGCATGTTATACAAGCAAAGATACAAGCAATGATAGAGAAGTATGGCGAACCATTAGGACGAACCGAACATAATAAGACAATGGACACAGTGAGTAAGATGTTAAGACTTTATCCTTCGCATCATCCAGATAAAACATAAAGCTACTTAATAATTAAATAAACGGGTTCACCTGACAGCAGGCCAGCTTGAAGGTGACGCAAGAATAACTAAAGACAGCCGATAAGGGCTTATCACCTTATTAGCTGTCTTTTTTATTGCCCAAAGGAGTATTATGGCAAATTGGTCAAAGAAAAATTTATATGATCGCATTACCGACCGCTGGGACGAAATGAACGATGTGTATTCTAAGATTAACCGTAATCGTGAATACATGGCTACTTATTTCCGCAGTGACGAGATTGTTGATACTGACAAGAACGGTGATTTAGTCGGTCAGGCAATATACAACGGTTCCGGTTCGTGGTATTCCCGCATGATGGCTACTGGATTCCAGGGTTCATTAGTTAGTAAGAATATCCCATGGATTCGCTACAAGATGGAACAGTACGAGTTAAAGGGAATTGATGAGCTTGATATTTGGTTGCAGGGCATTAAAGATTATATGTCAAATGTTTACCAAAAGTCAAACTTCTACGATGTTCAGCCCCAATTTACCCATGATGGTGTCACTTTAGGAAGTCCGGTTATATTCGCCGAGGAAGATTTAAAAACAAAACGGACGATGTGGATGCCTCAGCACTTTAAGAATGTCCGGGTCTATTACGATAAGTATAACCAGACCGAAGGCGTTATCCTTAAAGAGAAGGACTGGACGGCTAAGAAGATATTCGACAAATTCATTATTGATGACGACGACAACTATTCAAAGAGTTCTGCTAAACTTGCTGTTTCAATAGTCAATGCTTTACGATCAGGTAGATTGAACGATAAGTTTACAGTCTATCGGGCGACCTTTAAGACAGATGATCCAATATGGAATGGTGATGGTTTCAAGAAGCCCAAAGGCGATTGGAACTGGCTCACAGCTTATTTTACTGAATTAACCGCCGAAGACCGAAACAAGAAAGATAAGCCTCTCAATACAAACATGGGTGATTTCTCACAGCCGTTTTCTGTATGGAATTTCGATAAGAAACCGTGGGAAGCTTCAAGTCGTACTCCTGCTTGGTATGCAATCTGGGATAATTTGAGTATGCAGCAGATCGACAAGAACTATCTTGAGGATATTCAGAATGTCAACCGCAGGGCGTTTATAGCACTTGATACAATGCGGAATAAGATCGAGCTTGATCCTGAAGGTGAGATGTACGTTAGTGAGTCAGAATATGACAGGCCTCCTAAGTTTCTGGACAGAGTCGCTGG